ACCAGCATTGTGTCCTATACTGATTGAGAAAGGCAGAGACGCACTCCGTAAGGAATCTGTATCACAGATCATCCATATCTTCAAGCCGAAGAAAATATGGAGCGCACTTGTGTCCACCGTCTGATACACTCACCCACAATCAAAGTCCTAGGCAGTACGCTGCAAGCGGGACTACAGGTGTTACCTGTCAAGAGTGAGTAATACGACTGGGTCTCGTTCCGGGACAGCATTGCGTCATAGTCAAAGACTCAGCACAGCCTCTTAAAGGCCCGGGAATGCCGCATAAGGATTTCCCAAATGCAAACTAACCACATGTCAAACTACTCAAATCTCGATGAGATCAAGGTGTGGGGTAATTCTCCCCACTGAGAAGTGCCACGACGGTGGACATACGTACGGATGCCCCACCCGGGGCTAGAAGCAGGTAGGTGCGCCGATACCAATGTATCCCTTAAAAAGTTTTACTTTGGCACCGGGAAGGGCTTGAACAAGCCGGGGTTGCTCTTCTTCGGACGAACAATCCCACACCGTACCCCTACCGAGAAATAATCCCGGCGTAGGCTCAAGATGTATCTCCTCTTGAGCCGCTCCTAACCCCTTCAACGAGAATTGGTCTCGGTTCAAAAACCCGATAGGCAACCACAAACGCTTGCCTCCCGGACGATAGATCCTAACAATCTCCGCAGGATCCCGCAAAACCCTACCATCCCTAAGGATAGAAGGTTTAAGGAATCTGCGGGTGTTGGCCAAGGAAAGGCGCAAAAGCCTAGCTTGCTTACGCCTTGACTTTATATTAGCGGCTCTAAAGGAGGGTGCCAAACGCACAGCCTCCTCATAACGAGCCCTAGCCAACGCCTCGTCCGAGACTTCGCCGTTCTCCCAAGCCAAAGCAAGGAACAACGGACCGATCTCCCTCTGAACGGTTAACATCTCTTCTGTCGGTTCTTCGATACGACGACACTCCCAGCCCTCCGGAATCCGAAGATTCGAAGAGGCCTTAGGAGAAATCGGTAGCGGGTCCTCCTTAGGAAAGGAGAGATAAAAACACTCCCTTCGCCAAAGGTTACACGCCATGAGGGACTGATAAGGCATGACCATATCAAGCCCTCTCGTAACGCTGCGTCTCGAAGCAACAACGTACTTCGTGTTAAGACGAAGAAAGTGAGTCCCGAGAATCACTCTCTTCCTCTTCGAACAAGGATAATCTTGGAGAACTCTCTGCCATCTACCCCGCAGAGAGTAAACACCATCCTCGACATCCTTGAAACCGAACGCAGTTGAACGGATAGACGGCACGAGCTTAACAGAGGAACCCCGAGCTGCGAACAACTTGGAGTTCAACGAAAAGTAAGTGCTGTGAACCATGGTCTTTCCCCTACTGAGCACAAGACCAGATCCTTTCACTCCGTCCATCCACTTATCTGCTATTTCCCTGCTAGCACGGAAAACAATATCGTCACCGTTAATCTTTACAGGAATCTCCCCTCGGCGAGATTTTGTATAGAAACGGAAAGCTAAATAATTGACGATACAGAGAAGTGGAAACGACAAAAGATTGCCCATTAGCTGTCCACGCTTCTGCAAGTATTCCTTCCCCCCAAAAGAAAGGACGCCCTCCTGACTTGCAGACGCCAGATCACGGATACCCTGGGGTACCCAAGAGGCATTATCAAGTAGTGAAGTAAGAATCGTCTTCTGAACCTCCATGGAGAGATTATCAGTCGCCGATTCATAATCACCGCTAACAAATACCTGACCTGGCACACGGGTGAAGTCACGAAATGACTTCGCCTTGGCTTCGCCTCGAAGTAACCAATCGAAGCGGGACAGTCGGTTGTAGATAGCTGTATTGAGAGGCTTAAGGAGAGACATACGGCAGTCAGCAGAGGAAACAATCCTCCACTTCCCTCCAGTCTCAACAGCGGCTAGACGAGACGGTAGCAGGGCCGGTTCCGTCTCGCTAGTCAACACTCTCTCTACGTACTTCGCATGACTATTCCAAGAAATGTCAGACGAAAGTACATACTTTCTACAACCCCCCTTAGACCGGCTTGACTGAGCACACGAGCTCCTAGTCAAGCAGGAGGAAAGCGCGGCATTAGGATAGAGTTCACTATCCCATCCCGGCGGGAACATCTTTCCAACTTCGCGACGAGCGAACTCGACGAAGTTGGGGTCACTAGATGCACCCTCGCGGCTCATACGAACCGCGTAATCCTCCACATCCGGCTTCTGGGAAGACAATGTTTTCCGGAAGAGGAATAGTGACATCGCGATGGACATTCGAGTATCACTCGAAAGAACACCGATGGAACGACGCCACGGATGATCCGAACCTTCAATCAGTCCTCCACAGAACTGTTTGAAAGCTGACAAGCGCCCTGTCTCACCCAGCGAAGGGATTGGAAGAGAAACTCCATGGAGTTCCTCTAACAAACCCACAAATCGCACAAAACGGTGATACGTCGGGCAGCCTAACGAGAAAAACGTTTTTAACGGTTTTAAATTCTCGTACCTAGGCATCGTCTCCTTGAGCAGACGATCGATAAGAAG